CTGCCTGGCTCGCAGCACCAGACCCGCCGCCAGTACCTGCTCCACCAGAAGCGGCACCAGCCGGATTACCCGTTGGCGCCGTCGCCGTCGCATTGCCGCTGGCATTGCCAGTACCATTCCAACCGACTGCGCCACCGCCCGTAGCAGCAACGCAGCCGCCTTGCGTAACGCTGGCAATACCTGAATTGCCTCCCGCATAGTTATAGTCGCCGCCGGTCGCAGTACCACCAACTGCGCCCGCCGCGCTGACCGCACCGGCAGCAGCTAACGTCGCACCAATCCCCCCGCTGCCGCCGCCAGCGGTCATACTCACGTTCGGGCCTGTAATCGTCGACGTGCCGCCCGGATTGCCATTGACCTTGGAGTTGCTCGCAGAAGTGGAAACTTGAGCACCACCAGCAGCAAGTGTCGCGGTGAACAAGTCGCCAGCGTTCACCCTGAGCGTCTTGATTGACAGGCCGCCTGCCGCACCACCTGACGCCACTGCCGACGAAACAGTGTCGTTGGCACAAACTGCTACCGCGCCTGAACCATCAGCGCCCTTCAAAGTGATCCGAGCATATCCGTTGCCTGGCGCTGTCCATGTGCCCGATGCCGACAAATAGGAAATGGTCCGAAACGGCCGATTAACCAGCACCGCCTGTCCGTTGGCCTTGGTATAGTCAATGACATTTGCGCCGGCAGCTTCCCCCCTGACGACCATGCGATCACCGGGGGCAGTGACGATGGGCAAACCACCAGGCAGAAGCAACGCTGCGCTGTGCGTCAACGTTAATACCGAGTCGAAAATCACCGTACGCGCTGCTCCCACCGGGACGGTGATCGTATTAATTTGAGCGACGCCTGCGGTGATATGCAGGTAGTTCCCTGTCACCGACGTTAAGTCCAAAGGATCTACGGCTGCGATGCTGGCGCCTTTCCATTCATTGAGAACTCCGCTCACACCTGGTGCACCGGCCAGGCTCACGGTCCACGATGCAACCGTTGGGTACACACCGGCAGTTGCGAGACCAATGTTGGTGACCGTCACGCCCAGCAGGCCGGTCCCGCTGTTATAGGACGTCACCGTACCTGCCATCCAGTTCGTTGGCGCCGCAGTGCTGGCGACCAGCATCTGCATGCCTGGCACGATGGACTTGCCCATCTGGATAACGAGGTTCTGTGCGCCCAACCCGACGGTGAGAAGCGTGCCAGATGTCGCGTTCGTTCCCGGTGCAGCCGCCGCAGTTGCAGCGCTTGCTGCGGCAGCCGTGGCCTGCGTTTGCGCAGCGGCTACCTGCGCCTGCGCCGCCGTGACCTGTCCTTGGGCTGCGACAACGCCGTTGGCGGTACTGGCCACGCTGGCATTGATCGCCACCATCGTGTCCGAGATCATCTGCAGTGCGTGAATGCGATAGCCACCAGCGTTCATGTCGTTGGCCGTGGAGCCGTCGTCCGAATAAGCATTACCATTAACTACTACTTGGGTCATAGCAATTCCTTAATTTCAAATGCCTGCTTATTGATGTTGAAGTACGGATTCTCGATAGGGTTTAGCGTGCGCAGTCGCCCTAGGAATCGGCGCCGAAGCGCGTGCAAGGTGTCATTCGGATCGTGGATATACAAAACCTCCTGATCGATGCCTGCGCGGCGCACCAGCTCAAAGGCTTGCTTCAAGGCCTCGTCTTGGCTCATCCAGTCGATAGAGAAATGAGCAACCCGGTACGGCGTGCGGCGGTCAAAATACTCGGCGCCACTGATGGCCTCGTCTGGTACCGTCTTGGTCTCCCAGTTGATCGAGTTCCCGTAGCTCATATTGTTGATGGGCTGCCACGCGGGACCAATGAACAGTCGACCAATTTGCACGTAGCCGGCCGCATTGTTCGTATCGTTAATCTCAAGGCGCCAATACTGCGCACGTACGTTCGTCGGCAAGATATGCGTCACCGATGTCGTGTAGCCGGTGATCTCCTCCTGGTTGTACTTGCCATTCCAGAAGTTGTCGTCACCCCATTCCAGGTCATCATAGGAATAGACGGCTGGCCAGGCATCAATCCAACCGGAGTCGTAAAGTAGCGTTGCGAAGTTCGCGCTTGCGGCCGCAGTCCATCGATACTTCGCGTTCAGCGACAAATTATGATTAGTCAAATTCAGCACCCGCGTCTTCGGTGCGGAGCCGAGATTGATGTCTATCTTGGTGTTGGCCAGCGTTGCATCTACCGTCCGGGCGACTACGCCGAGCTGGCGCTGCTGCAGATTCGTTAAAGGCAAGGTCGGCACCCAGCCACCATTCGACAAGGTCGACGTATCGATACGGTTGGGGAAGCCCAACATCAGATTGGCCATATCAGCCCCACAAGGTCAAGGTGGCGCCGTTACTGGCATAGTCGGTCGTGATGCCGAGGATGCGCAGTAAAGTACCGTTGTTCATGCCGAAGCGATTCAACACCACGTTGACGACGGCGCCCAGATCGAGTGCGGCGATAGTCGACTGATCCAGTTTCACGTTCAGCGTGTAGGTGTTCCGTGGCACCTTGAAGATGTTGAGCAGCCTTGCGCATTCAGCCACAGCGTCCGCCTGGTGTACAAGTAGCGTGTCGCGGCTCATCACTGGGGACCACAGGTATTTAACGGATACCGACTGGTCCTGTGCCAAGGTGCTTTGATTAGGCTGCCCAAGCACCACTTTGCGCGCGGCCGTCACCGATCCGGCCAGGCCGCTGGTTTGCACGGTGTAGTTCTTGGCGTAGGTTAGCGTGACGCGATAGGATGGAACGCCGTTGTTCGCATCGTTGCTGCGTACCCTGTCGATGTCCTTGATATTGGTGGCGTTGAACGTGGCGACTGGAACGCCGCTTGGCACATCCAAGCGCCCCATGCGCAGTATCCCTAACCGGTCGAAGCCGACATAGGCGCCCACGCTCAGCGTTACCGCATCCATCACGGTTAAACCTGTACTATCATCCTGCACCCATACGCCGCATTCAGCGCTGTTTAATGCATCGAGTGCAGCTACGTCGGCCGCCGAGATGTCAGCCGCAGTCAGGCCCATGTCGAGCGCGATCTGCTGTAGGATTTGCGCGCAAGTACGGTTGGCGACCGTTGCCCCTTGCGAGGCGTCGCATGTCACCTGACCGGCAGGGGCCGAGCCAAGCCGGAAATACCCGCCTGCAGGGTAGACACGATACTGTCCGGCCGTCGGCGCCGTCGCTTCGACATCGGCCAAAGTCGTGTAATCCGCGCCCCTGGTGAGGGCGACACCGGAGTCATAGACGTTGGAGACCGTCGCGATGGCACCATCGTGGACCTGATAGATCAGCAGGCTCGTATTGCACAGGACCGGCGCGATGTTCAGGGCAGTGCCATACAGGCGAGGGATGGCCGTGCCGGCGATATCGGCCGTACCATCCTTGCCGGCCGGTAGTACGTTCGTGCCACCGTACCGGTGCCGGCACAGTAGCATGTCGAGTTCCAACTGCCGGTCGCGCAGGATAATCGACAAGGTTTTGTAGGTTACCTCAGCCTGCTGCATCGTCAGGCGCTGGGCTACCGTGAAGGTGTTGTAAGGCTTGGTGGGATCACCGGCCAAGAGGCGCAGCTTGCGCTTGTCCAGGCTGTAGTTGAGCATGACGTCAAGCACGCCGTCGACGTTCTCCAGTTCACAAGTGCCATAGGCGACCTGCGACCGGCCTGCAGTCGTCGCATCCTGGTACATCATCCGGGCAAGATTGCCCGGCTGGGTCAGTCGTGGCATATAGGCCACCGACGATGGAGTATCGCCTGGTTGCGTTACATAATTCCCCGTCGAGAAATACATCGTTTTAACGGTTCCAGCCGCGTCGACCGCGCAGTCAACCTCCAACAAATAGATCATGCTACTCATCGCGCCGACTCCAGTTTGGCCTTCTTGTTGATATCGTTAAGTGCATTCGACGATACGCCCAGCTTTTCCAGTACCGCCTGGTAGCCCGCAGAATGCAGGCGTACCAATGCACTCAGGTGTTCGTTCTGCTGCTTCAGCTCAGCGACCGCTTCGGCGTTACCTCCCTCGACTGGCGTCGACCTAGTGCTCGGTACCGGAGCGTTGAAATAGCGCCGCATCGCCGCCATCGCTGGTGCGTCGATCACCGCTTCGCCACGGTGCAGCTCCCCGATATAGCCGTCATACGGCACAGATTCCAGACCGGATGCGTGCGATCCGTTGACTGCTGCATTAGGTTTGTTGGCATACCACGCGTTGAAATAATTCAGGTCGACCTGGAATTCGCGCGCGGGGTCGATCACACCGGATGCCGTGTAGTCCTGCAGCGCCTTGAGCGCACCAGCGAAGTTGGACGAGCCGGCAGCAGCGCCAGCACCGGCCGTACCAGCACCACCCGCTGCAGTTCCGACAGTAGTAGTACCCGGCATGGCTCTGGCGGCCGCCAGGTTCGCTATCGCCTGCTGGACCGACAGCACACTATTGTTGATCGTGTTCAGGCTCGACGCTTGAGCATTCAGGACCGCCAGTTGGGCCTGAGCCGCGCTGACCTGCTGCTTCGCCCAGTTCCCAACATTGGTCATATCCTTCTGGACCGCGTTAAAGTCTTTTGAATATGCCGCCGAGCTGGCGTTATATGCTTTCGACGCATCCAGGAATGCCGTTGCGTTGGCTTGCAACTGCCCCTGCGCGTTCTGGTCTCCATGTTGTGCGGCTGAGAGAGTCCGCTCATAAATTTCCTTGGACTGCTGATATTTGTCCAGCGGACTGAGCGGAGACTGCGCGCCCAGCGTCAACGAGTCCTTGAAGTTGGCTATCGAATTGATGAACGACTGTAGACTGCTGATGGTCCCGTTGATGGTACTGGTCTGGGCACTATAGGCGGCCGATAGGTCATTGGTGGCCTTCGTGACCGCTGCAGCCTTATCTTCGGCCGCGTAGATCGCCTCTTGCGTTGCGAGCATATTCCCTGTCAGTGTTGCCAGGGTATCGGCACGTGTGGCCGCCGTATAGGCGGCAGTATCACCCTGCGCCTGCAGCAATTGCAGATCGAGCGCATGTTGTTTCGCCTGGTCGCTTTGCACCTTCGCCAGCGCGGCACTCTGGTCCTGGGCGGCATAGATTGCTTCCTGGGTCGTCAGGAGATTGCCCGTCAGCTTGGCGAGCGTATCGGCGCGCGTCGCGGCCGTGTAGGATGCCGTGTCGCCCTGGGCCTGCATTAGCTGCAAATCGAGTGCGTGCTGCTGTGCCTGGTCAGCCTGGGCCTTTGCCAGCGCCGCAGACTGATCCTGGGCGGCATAGATCGCCTCTTGCGTTACCAGGAGGTCGCCGGTCAGCTTGGCCAGCGTGTCGGCTCGCGTGGCAGCGGTGTAGCCGGCCGTATCGCCCTTGGCCTGCATCAACTGCAGGTCAAGGGCGTGCTGCTGCGCCTGGGTGTCGGCAGCCGTTGCATGACTGTTCGATGTGACCGCCCCGGTCAATGCATTTGCATGATCGACCGCATCAGAGAATGCAGCCGACAAGGTCAGCAGTTTCCCCTGCAGCTTCTGCCCAGCTTCCGAATTGGTGTCGATAGAAGAGACGAGCGCACGGAAGCCGTCCTTCGTCGTTGGCATCGCGACATTGAGTGCCGCGAACTGCGCCGACAAGTCTTTCATCTCTGACGCCGACTGCTCCGCTGGCGTGAAATAGTTCTTGAAGTAGTCCGACAGCCCCTGGCTCAACTGAGATGTGCCACCAGCGCCCTGGATCATGCTTACACTCAGGTTTTGGCCGTTGAGCGCGGTATCGTTCATCGCTGTACGGATGGACAGCAAGCTCTGGTACAGCGACGCCAAGTCGCTAGTCGCACCATTGGCCGTTTGGATGATCTTTCCTACTCCGGTCAGCGCACCGTTGGCCGCGGTCTCGACCGCGTCGATGCTCTGGCGCACGATCTCGGTACCGACGTCGCCCTGCTTGTCCAGGATGGCGGTGTAGTTGATCGCCGTGATCCCGAAGCCCTGCAGTGCTACCTGAGCCTGCTCGATGCCGGTAGCGACCCGCGCGACAGTCTGTGTGTAGCCTTCGCCAACCTGCTGGAAGGCAGTCAACTGTGGAAATACCGATTTTGATACCTTGTCCATCGAGGCCGAGATTACAGCGTTGATGGCATCGGTCAGCGCCGTCCCCGTTAAACCTTTCAAGCTGATCTTGGTGGTGTCAAGGACGAAGCTTGACACGGCATTGCCAACCTCAGTGGAACTCTTGCCCAGATCAGCGCCTGCCGCTTGTAACGTCGCCTGCAGCCCCTGGAAGATCAGGGCGAACTGCTGGTTGATGGCGTCGCCGGCCGAGGCGGTTTGCGTGGAATCGCTGGAGCTGTGCTTCAGCCCGAACCAGCTACTGGACTTGGTTTGAACGTTGGCATATTGGTTGATGCCCTGGCCCTGTTCGAGCTGACCGATGCTGCCGCCAATCTGCAAGCCTGAGTCGGTCACGGACGATGACGAGCTACCCCACAGCTTTCCAACAACGCTGCCCAATGCACCGCCTAGTGCCACGCCAAGTGGACCAAACGCAGCACCAAATACCTCGCTCAGCTTTATTGCGGTTGACTGCATCGGATGCGTCTTGGAGGTGTCGACGTTAAAGTTCGTGCCAGTCGTTATGCCCGACGCATTGCCAGCGACTATGTTCGCCACACCAGAAATCCCGGCCTCGATATTTTTTAACGACGACGCCATTTCCGACGTCAGCGGCAACATCGCGCTGGAGTTGCTGGCCAGTAGCTTCATACTGGCTGAGATCGAATCGCTTTGCTTCTTGGCGTCCCCTAGCACAGTCCCTGTGCCTTGAGATTTTTGCACTTGATCGGCCGAGTTGGGGTCGGGTTGACTGCCACCGCCGCCGGCGACGACAAAACCCAGCGCCGCTACCGCTGCCGCCATCGCGGCCATCCGCACCCAGGCGGTATACGGGTCACCCTGGCCTTGGGTGACGATAGCCACTGCGCCAGCCGACGCGCCCTTCGCCTGGTCGGTCGCAAGCTGCACGGCCGTTCCTGCCACGGTGGCAGCCGATTTCGTCGACTCGCCAGTAACATGCGCAGCAACCGTCGTTGCCGTGCTCCACAACTGCTTTGCTGTCGACTCGACCGTCATAGCGATCTCTGCCAGGCGATAGACCTTCTGCACGTCCTGCAGCGCCTGGTATCCCTTCGATCCCTTGCTGAAGAATTGGGAGGCGGCGCCCGCAATGTCGGCGTACTGCTTCATCTGGGCCGCAGCCGAGTCCTGGCTTGCCTTGTCGCGCGCGGCCTGCATCTTGACTTCGTCCCCGTTGGCGGCGTCCAACTGGGCCTTTAGGCGGTTCTGGACATCGAACTGCGTTTTGCCGTAGTTGGCAAATGCCAGCGACATCTTGCCAATAGCCGTGCCGATATTGCCGAACGACGACGTCAGCTCAGTCTCCATGGTCTTCGCGGCTGTGATCGCGTCCTGGAACTGCTTGGTATCGATTTTCTTTTGCTCGACATCAGCGTCGAGGGAAGCGCCTTGCTGCTTCAGGTCGATGAGCGCCTTCTCCCTAGCGATCTTTTGATCGGTCACCGCCAGCAGCGCCGCATCGACGCTCAGTTGATTTTCGTCCAGCGTGCCGCCAGCGATCATGTCGCGCAGATACTGGGCATACCGCTCGTCCTCGGCCAGCCTTTCTTCGTTGATCTTCTTGGTGACCAGTTCTTTCTGCACGGCAGTCTGCCCGATCTCGGCATTGTGCAGTTTCTGCTTGGCGATTGCGGCGTCGAGTTGGCCAAGTTCGGTCGCACCGTTCTGGGCGATGGCTTTGGAGAGCGCGCCATACAGCGCGTCCTGGTCGGCCAACCACTTGTTGATGCCGCCTTCTTCAATAGCCTGGGACTGTGCTTTCAACTGGGCCAGGCTGTCGCTGTGCGCCTGGCGCTCCAGGGCACTCAGGCCGCCGATCTGCAGGACTGCCTGCTCATAGCGCTGCTTTGATGCGTTGGAAGCCTGGGCATTCTCCGTCATCTCCCGGTCGAATTCCGTCTTGGTGATCTCACCGCGCTGATATTGCACACTGATGTCGTCGGCTAGCGACTTGAGCTTGATTTGACGCAGCGCGTCCTGATTCTTTAACGCAGCTACTTGTTGTGCCTGGACGGTTTGGTCAGCGTACTTGGCATCTGACGCTGCGACCAAGGCGTTGATCTCGTCTTCCGTCTCGACGATACCTTTGCCGCGACGCTTGGCGTCGGCGTTAACCGCTTCAGCGTCGGCGCGAATTTTGGCCTCTGCGGCGGCGCGCAACTGCTCCCTGGTCATCAGGTTCTGTTTAATCTGGTCCAATTCCCGCTGCGCGGCAACGCCGCGTTGGGAGATCCGGTCATCCTCTTCCTTCTTGGCGGCGGCGAGTTCTTCGCGATTGGATTGTTCAATCAGGTCATGGACTTTCTTGCGCTGGGCGGCGACGCGCGCCACCAAGTCCTCAGTCCGAGCCGCCATGCTGCCGTTCTGTTGGGATTCCTTCAGCTTGGTCTGCAGCTCGTTCAATTCCGCAATCGCCGATTTCACCTGGTCGCCGATGGTCGGCACGACCATGCGTTTAAAGGCCGCCGTGACGTCGTCGATAATCATCACCCAGCCGCGATAGCTGGCCGTTAAAATGTTGACCTTATCCTTATGGTCCGCCATGGCAGTATCCATCAGGTGCATGACTTCGATGACAGCCTGCTGGCTTTTACCTTCCTTCTCCAAGGTGGCGATGTGTTCATATTGGACCGCGTCCATGAAGTGGTATGACTGGTTTGCCCTATAGGCCCAGTCCGTCACGCCGTTGGTCATGCCAAGGAAATACTGCTGGACCTTCTCCGACGACTGACCCGTCAGCTCGCCGAATTCCAGGGCGGTATGGCCCACTGCTGCCAGTTCCCCACCTGTGAATCGTCCTGCGGCGGCCAGGCCGCCCAGCATGGTGGTGGCGGCGCCGACACCACCAGTCGCCGACGTCTGGATATCGTTCGCCATGGCGTTCATGCTGTCTCGGGTCAGGCCGGCCATGTTGCCGGTGACGTCCAACGACTTTTGCAGTTCGTCCTGCTGGTGTACCGCCTCGTATGCGGCAATGCCGAGACCTACCACGGCAACGCCCACCGCCGTGATGGCGATACCCACCGGAGAAAACAAGGCCGGCAGCAGGCCGGTACGGTCGGCCAATACAGTCATGCTGCCAGCCAGCCGGTCGATATTGCCGCTGGCGATCTCGCGGCCCAGCACCGCCAGCTCGCGCGTGGCGCCGGCGCTGGCCAAGCTGAATTTTGCGTGACTTGCCGAGGCCGCTTCGATCTTTGCGATGAACTCGGCCGACACGTCGGACAGTCCCATCTCGGCCGCCTGAAGCTGCAGCAGTTGGACCTTCGTGAGACCGGCCTGTGCCGCCTGGTCACGCAGGCTATCGAGAAAATGGAGCTGGCCGATGGTCAACTGGGCCGTGGAGTTGCCCAGGTTGGTGTGGGCGCTAGCCATCGACTGGCTGACAGTCTGGGTCTGTTCGCCCAGCCGAGTAGTAGAGTCGGTGACCTGGTCAATGTTGCCTGCGGCAGTTTGATTGCCTTCGACGTTGATCTTAATTCCGAGTTCTACCGTCTGTCCCATGTCCGTCCTTATTGCTGTTGCTTCATCCGATCAAGTTCTTCCTGGCGTTTGCGGAAGATGACTTCCAGGGCCGCCGATTCCATGATGCGAATTTCGTTGTAGATGCGTGGCCACTTCTTGCGCGGGATGTCCGGGAACATCTTTTCGATCACCGGCAGCACCTCATATCGGAGGCCGACCCGCATGCCATCGGCATTCAGGTTCCACTGCGTTCCCATCGAGAAGAAGACCGCCACGGTGTGGCGGTTTTCCTTCCATATCTCGAACACCTCCGGTTCGTCTGCCTTCACCGGGATGTTGACGATCTCGTCGGCAATGCCGAGGACACGCATGTCCTCGGCCACTTGTTCACTGACGTGGGCACCTCCGAAACGCTCGCTACTGCGACCGCCGCCCGCCCACCAGGCGGCGGCAGCTTCTAGTTTTTTGCCTTGGCGCCGCTGATGGAGTCGTAGTAGGCTTTAACGGTGGTTGGACGGACCGGGTGCAGGTCCATCAGCGCCGCTAGGTTCTGGTCGTTGAATTCCAGTGGCGTGCCACTTTCGTCCGCCACATCCTCCCAGCCGACCATGACTTTGGCGATCACTTCGCTGTCTTTAACGGTGCCGGCGGCGACGGCCGCCGACATCTCGTCCAGTTCGGACTGCGACAGGCGCTTGAAGATGGCGGTGAACACATTCGATACGGCACTGCCGTTATCACCTGGGAAGGTGACTTTGACTTTGCACTTGTAGGTCGGGGTGGCTGCGATTTTGAACATACTCGGTTCCTCTTATAAGTAGGGATGCTGTAAACGGGGTAACGGTGTTATTGCGCTCCGTGGTGCGGGAGCGGATAGGTTTAAGTAGTGCTGATCGCGATCTCGTCGTTGCCCGCGACAGGAACCGGCTGCAGCGTCAGCTTGTAGGCGACGAGTTCGTCGACCTTGTCGTAGCCGACATCGATGATCCGTGCCAGCATGTTCAAGCCAACCTTCTTGCCGGCCGCGCTGCCATGAGTGGTCGTTACGGGAACAACGGCCCCGGACTGGGCGATGTCAAAGGGGTTGAAGGTGGCCAGATCAGGAGCGAGCACAGTCAGCGAGGACGTCGGGGTGCGGTCAGTGATCGTGATTTCGCGTTGCGGGCCAGGCAGGTCCATGCGATTGACCTTGTTGCCAAAGCCCCAGTCCAGGGCGGAGAACGGCATCGCCACGCCGTTGACGGATGCCGCCAGGGTGTTGATGCTGTTGACGCCTTCTTCAATCGGCCAGCCGGTCCGGGTAACGGCCGACGGTGCCTGGACGGCAGGAGCCACATACAGGAAGTCGAAGGCGAACGACAGCATTGGGGTAGCCTTCGCCCCTATCTTGCCTTTGACTTCGCCACGACCACCGGTCAGGACGTGCAGCGTGCCGTCGATATTGACGTAGGCGGTAATGCTGCTGAAGCCCGAGCTAACCAGGTTGTAATTGACGGACGTGGCCGCAACGATCGTTTCGGCTGTACCACATGCCTGGATCAGTGGACTCCACTTTGGTGACGTGCCCAGGGTGCCGGAGCCAGCCAGCGCAACGTCAAAGGTCAACTTCGCCCAGGACGAAACGATGATGTCGCCGCTGTTACCCAGATATGGCAGCTCGATGTTGCGGGCCACCTTGTCGTTGTCCATCGGCGTCAAGACCACGTTACGGGCTTCGATCCAGTTGGCGGCGCCGGTCGGCGTCGAATCGACACCGTAAGCGGCTTCCAACTTCACCAGGATGGCTTTATTTTTCAGGTGTCGCGGTGCCCCGATCAGGTTAGCCATGCTTCTTCTCCTTCATAGGTTTATCGAACTGGCCAACCTGGCCAGCGGTGGGTTCATCCTGCGCAGCCTGCTCGGCCGGCTGCTTTACTTTTTCCAGCGGCTGTCCATCGACGCGGGTACGTACGCCAGTCACGGGATCTGCGACGTAGCTACCGCCGACGCCCCAATGCGGGCAGTTAGTAAAGCTCAGGGGAGTGCCGCCCCCGATGTTGTTGGTGCTCATAAAACGCTCCTGTCATAAGTCGCCGTTAAATAAATGTCCTGCCACCACATGTGGCCGTCCTTGAAGGCCAGCAGCGCTCCACGGCCGCGCTGCAGCGGGTCGAATTCGGGTGCAGGCTGCCAGCCAAGCAACGCGGCCTTGACCTGGGCACGCAGGACCTCCATGTCCTGGCCGGCGGCCACGCCCTTGGTGTCACTGAGATTGCGCACGACCAGCACGACGCCTAAGGTCATGTTGACGCGCTGGATAACCTGGTCAGCCATGGCGCTCGGCAGCGGATCGTCGCCCAGCGAGATCACGAAGGCAGCCGGCGTGGCCTTGGGATTGGCCTCGACTGCGTTTTGAAACTGGGCAGCGGCGCCGACCTGTTTTAACGCCGGAACGCTGGCCTTCAGGTAAGCGACCACGTCATCGATCATGGCCGTCCCATACGCTTAAAGACCGACGGCACCTGGGGCGCCATGACGACCATGGCAGGCGCAAACTGCGGCTCGGGCGCAGCCACTTGCAGCATGACCACGCCGGCCTGCACGTCTTTGAGCCAGCTAACCGCATCGGTGTAATCGTTGCGGGCGCGCTCCGTCACCGAATCGCCGAGCAGGTTGTAGCGGGCGATGGCGCAGGCAACCTGGGTCAGCTTAGCCGGCACCGGCACCAGGGGCAGCGTGTAGCCGCCGATCAGGTAGCCGTCGATCATGGCATCGGCATCAGCCAGGATGACGTCCAGGGCGCCAGGGTCCAGCGCGGATTCCCGTTGCGCGATCTCTTCGGTGCCGTATCGCTGTGCCATGTCTTCACGCAGTGCGTACGTCATGGCTTACTCTTCGTCCTGCGCATCGGCGCCACGCACCGGGGCGACGATCAGCCGTGCATCGTCGTGCAGGTGCTTGAGCTGCGTGTCGCTCAGCTCGTGCAGGGGCACTTGGATTGCGCTACGGCCCCAGACGCGCCCTGCGCGGCGATAACCATCGTGCGGGGCGGAGACGTTGATCGCGTGAATGCCGAGGATCGCGGCCATGGCGACTGGGCGCTGCTGGGCCTCGCCTTCGGTAACCGCGCCTGACGATTCCGACTTCATCACGTGGTCACTCGCAGTCGGGGAGCCAACCGGATTCGAGGATGGCTCTTGGCCACCGATGTTTTCCGCGCCCTGGTTGCCGCCCTGGCTGATCGTATCCACGGGCTTGCCTTGCGGTGCGGTACGCTGGTCGCCACCCGTACCGGCCGCGACCTTTTTGACGTTTTTTGCCATGTTCAACTCCTGGGGCTATTTATATAGAGGTGGTCCACCCACCTGTGATGCGTGGACCACGTTGCTGGAATACCGAATTACGGAGCAACCAGGGGAGCGGAGCCGTCCGAACCGAAGCACAACTGCCAGAAGCCGTAGCCGCCTGCAGCACGCGCTTCTGCGCCGAACTTGTATTCGCGGCGGTTGAAGACGCCGTCGGACTGCGGATCGGTCTGCTGGACGAAGACCGGCGCCTTGCGTTCCTGGTAGATGAACGGCTTGACCGGTTTCTTGGTATCGAGCAGATACCAGGCGGTCTTGGAAGTCAGGCGGGCGTCGACCACGACGGTGTATGCGTTCTTGTACGGATTCGGCTTGCCGTCTTCCAAGCGGTCGGTCGTCATCAGCGCATTGGCGGTCGTCTTCAGCGCTGGCGGGACCAGCAACGTGTCCGGAATGACACCCAGCGGACGGCCCTCGTCATCGGTGAACTGCATCATGGCAGTGTCGGCTTCGCCCAGGCTGGCATTGGCCGCGTTCAGGCTGGCCACCGACAGTTGCGCGGTTCCTTTGTTGCTGACCGAGGCGATGGTACCGTCGGCCTGGCGCACCGGGTGGTCGGTATCGACGAAGTATTGCCCGTCATAGCATGGGGTGCTCATGGCGCCGTTCACCACGCCGAAGATGATCTCGTCGGGCAGTTGCTTGGCCGACTCGCCCGCCATCTGCGCCTGAGGACCATAGATGCCCAGGTTGTCGTCTTCGATGTCGTTGCGGTCGACCGACACGGTAGCTTCAAAGTCCTGGTTGACGATCACATACTTGAACGCTTCCAGAGCTTTAACGGTCTTCTCGCCGATCCAGGCACGCATGCGCGGGAACTTGGAGAGCCATGCGTAGTCGTTCTGACCGCTCGTCGACGGCACCTTCATGGCGATCTTTTCCCAGTTCGACGGCGCCGCAGCGAAGGCGTTGTTGAACGTGGTCTTCAGACTGATGAACAGGTTGGTGATCGTTTCCTTGTTGATCAGCATGCCGACGGCTGGGAACAACATGGTGGTGTCGGCGTGCGGCGGCTGCAGCGTGCCCAGGTGATGCGAGAACACGGCGACCAGGGCGAGCAGCACCAGGCCAACCACACCGATCAGACTATGGGAAGTGAGTTTGCTTTTCATTTATGTATACCTTTAGTGTTGGTCAGACTGTTGGCGGGAATCCGATTACTCGACCCAGACGCCGTCGGAGTCGATGCCCATGACCTTGCCGGACGGCGAACGGGTATTGGCGCCGTTGGTCTTGGCGACGGTCTGGTCGTCGACGATGTAGCAGACCTTGCCCAGGCAGGACTGGTCGACTGGATCGGTAGCGCTATTTGCCCACTTGAACAGCTTTTCGCGGCGCACGACGATGGACTGCGCGCCGTCGGCGCCGCCCGTGTTGTCGATGAACTGCTCGGCGCGGCCCAGGTACGTCAGGTTGACGCCGGGACCACCAGGTACAACGAAACCGGCCGCGTTGGCGGCGACCTGCGCACCGGAGTAGATTTTGACGTTGGCTGCGACGGGCAAACCGAGAGTGCAGGTTTCCTTGTACGGAGTGTTGCGGTCTTTGGTGAGGGACATTCAGGCCTCCAGATGAGTACGGTGTTAAAAAACATTACTGCTCGGACTTCAGCGTCGCGGCAAACTGTTCATGGGTGACGCCCAAGGCCGCGCACAGGGCGACCTGGTTCTCGGTCAGGCCCGCTGCGTTCGTCGTCTCGGCCGGCGGGTTGCCGTTGGTTTGCATGCCGTTCAGGGCGGCGATGGCCGGCGCCTGGTCGATGAATGCGGACAAGGCCGCCATGTCCTTGGCGCCCAGGGAGCGTGCCCAGGCTTCCTGCTGGGGCAGTAGCTTGCCGGCGCTCAGGGCATCCTTCACCAACTTGTCGATGCGGCCGGCGTTGGTCTCACTGGACAGACTGGCGAGTTGGGCCTGCACCGCCTGCATGGCGGCGATAGGGACATACTTGGTCGGGTCAGGTTCGGCCGAGGACAGGCTGACGATGCTGGTGCGCTGCGCTGCCAGGTAGCCTTTCAGGTCGAACGATGCCGCTGCCGCAGCGGTCGGGTCTTCTTTGATCATGCCGATCAGCTTCTGCAGCTCGGCCTTGACGTCGTCGGGGGTACTGGTCAGCGGCAGATTGAGCATCCAGCGCAGTTGTTCCAGCAATTCATCCATGGGGTTCTCCTGGGACAGTGGGGTTGGGTTGGGAAGAGAGAAATGCAGCGTGGCTGCGGACAGCAGCACTTCATCCATGCCATCGATGGCCGGATCGTTGGTGATAGCCGCCATATAAAGAGCGGTGACGGCACCAGTTGTCTTGTCATAGCCGATGACCGGCGACGCGAACCTGTATTCGCTGGCCGCGATCATGGCCGAGGCGCGGTCGGTCCATTTGACATCGATGGCGAAGAGACCAACGCCATCGCGCCACTCCAACTTGGAGAACCAGCCGGCCGCCGGCGCTGGGTTGCCGGTCTTCTTCGCCAGCAGGGTCTGGTGCTCGTAGTCGATGACATATGGCGTCTCACGGGCGGCCGCCGCGTCGATCAACACCTGCGCCAGCGCAGCGTCAATGTTCCAGAACGGCACATCAGCGGGGCGGCCATCGCGGGCGCAAAACTGACCAGCCGGCAGTAGCTGCAGCTCGTTGCCGGTGGACAGTGCGCTGGAACAGGCCGCTACCGCCAGCGCGCCTCCGGCTGCGTGAGTTGATTGGTGTGTGATTGACTTGGGCATGTCGCCATGGTGTCAGGGCGACCACACTGTAGACAGACTGACTGATGTCAGCAGTGGCTGTACAGAAGGGAAAGATGCTCGGGAAGGTAAAAGAGCGGCGCGAAAATCAAGCTTGCCCCCGCGATATTCGAAACAGATCGGAGCGTGATTGCCAAATTTGGCGTGTCAATGACTTCGGCAGGCGTCGCACTAGTGCGCGTTACGATTTGCAGACAATTTAACGGGTGTTTAACGCTTGGTTTGGAGCGGGTGTGCGGAAAGCTTCAAGTTGGGATTCAAAAAGCCCGTAGCGGGCTGAAACGCAACATGGCTACCGCAGGCCCGCTGATCAGGATTTAACCTCCGTTCGCTTGAGGCACAGAAGTATCCCAGTCGGACGCTTCCATCAGGACAGCGACGTTGGAGCCATCCCCCCATATCGGTGCGCTAAGGCCCCAATAGAAAAAGTGTGCAGTTGCTCCACTGGATAATTTCTTTTGACTGCGCTTACCCGCCTTCGTATAAAGGACGACGAGTTCGCCCGCATTTATCTGCTGGTCGGCAAACCAGTACATAGATTGTTGTCGGCCAGAGGTGCCATTGGAATCGGGACTCTTGCGAGAGCAAAACAGCACATACTGTCCTACGTCAACATTAGTGGTCGCCTTGATTACAACTCGTTCCTTGTCCGCCACCCCAGCGTCGGGAAATGATCGAATCTTAAGCTTCATTTCATTTTTACCTTCGCAACGATACCGATAATGACTATGACTATCCCGACTCCCAGACAAAGATATCCAGTCGGCTTGTTGGGGTCCCATGCTGATGGTGTGTACCCTAAAATCAAGGCTCCCATGGTCATCATGGCACCATAAACGATATCGGCTGCGTCTGACGTCTTCAATTTTTCCTGAGTGATGCCCAGTTGAAGTTTGGTTTCATAGTACTTGTCACGATATGGGGTCAATTCGGACTTTTCCTCTTCGAGTTTGTCTAATTCACCCAAGAGCATTTTTTGAACGCCAGGCTGCGATAGGTCTTCTTGGCTAAGTTCTCGCTTTAGCATGGAATGCGTCTTGCGTGGTTTATCGGTGTTCGATGCTACCGGCGTGGCCCCAACCTCGTCAGTTAGTGCATCATGCTCTATTTTTTCGTCTGCGTTTTGCACTTGACAGCAGTCCTTTGTAGGCAATGGTTGTTAAATGTCCCGATCCAAGTTTCAAAAAGTCGAGCAACATGCGAAAGACTTGCCCGTATATCGTTCCAGTCGACCGCAGTCATCGTTGCCGGCAGCTAGTAATTATAAATCAACTACCTTTGGCAACAGGACTGCGCGGGTGGCTACAACAGATAGTGCCGAAGTGCATCTAGTATCCTAGCCTCCTCCACAGCGTAAAGTGCGCCATCCGGCATGATCGGCAGGAACGGACGCGCAGGGATATCATTCCACAGGTTCGGGAACTGGGCCTTTGTGCCCCCAAACTGCTGCATGGCGGCGTAGACCATGGTCGAGCCGACGAGGAGACTGTTCCCTCCGACTACTAACTTGCTAAATTGCTGTGCCAGGTCGCCACTCTCACCCTGCAGCGGACGCTTGTTGATGGCCAACCTTTGGCCTTTCGCAGTGATCCTGCCGGTCTTGTCGGAAAACCCGCCGCGCCGCCGGATGTAGTTGATGAGCGTTGCCTCAGAATTCGCGACCCATGTCTTGCCATCTGGACCAGTGGCCGAGGCGAAGCGCTGCTTGGTGCGCTCGATGATGTCATCGCCAATGGCAAGCAGGACCGGCGACAGGTCGTTCACCTTGTCTGCCGTTCGACTCAAGAGATACTTGACTGCCTGGCTGTCGATCTGGATGTAGCTAGCCATGAATTTGCCTTATACTAGGTAATATGAACCGGTGAGCTGTGGAAATTCGGAGTCCACAGGCTTGGAAAACCGCCTAGAGCGGCCTGCATGGATGGAGGGACGTCCGGCCTCCCACCGGTTCATTTCACCAGCTCGTAGATCCCGCCGATGATCCCTGCCTTGATCGCATCCCCCAGCACCTTGAAGGCCGACACCAGCATGTTGGTCTCCCCCTTGTTCCTCTTGAGCTTGTAGTCGAATTCGACGGCCAGCTTGGCCACGGCCGGGTCGGCGGACCCGCTTATATAGAGGAGCTTTCCGCTACCGGTGTCGTATAGCACTTGGTCGGGGCTGGCCAGCAAGCTCGGTAGCTGCTCCCAATCAGCAACGTTTAACGCATCCCCGGCCGCCTGGTGGCGCGCGGCCTTCTTGCCTACGATCAGACCATCCTGGACCGCGATCTCGGCCGTGGCCGGCGAGATACCCTTGTTTGTGACCAACCAGTTCAGGATGTCTGAGTCGATGGCGCCGACGACCGCCATACGCCCGCGCTTGACCGGATCGGCCAGCACGCCTTGCAGGAATGCCTGGTACATCGCATGCCGCTCGGCCCGAAGCGCTGGTTCTAACACCTGGTACATCGCAGCACCGACTGGCGCGTCCAGATTGATCAGCTTGGCGTCGATAAGCGCCTGCAGCGGCTGGGCGGCATTTGCACCTGGTGCATAGTCAAAGCCCTTGTCGATGCCGACTGGCGCACCGGTCTTCGGATCGATGTCCTGCCAGCCGTCCGGCGGCGCGGCACGACCGGCTGCCTGGGCTTCGGCGTACTCATCCGCATCGGCCGAGGTGACGCGGCAGTGGCACCCCCACCCATTTGGGCAGTAATGGGTTTGCCAGAACGGATGGTCATACCTGAGCACCAGGCCGTTCCATGCCAGGTGCAGCGGCCGTGGATGCATCACGCCGTCGGCGTGGACGTAGCGCCAGTATGGCCGGATCGACAACAGCGCCGGGTCCATAAGCTGCTGCCAGCGGCCCGCCGCATAGCTGGTGGACATATTGGTCTGGTAGATAACGCGCGTACGCCAGGCCTGGCCAGCGGCGCTGCCTTCGCCCGTCCAGCCGGTCCATCCGTGTTTGAGGACGATGGCGTTAAAGTCCTTGCGAAACTCCTGCAGGCCGGTGCCTTGCTCGATGGCCTTGGTGATCGCCTGGTGAAAGTCGTTGACCAGGTCGGCGTTGGCCGCACCGGCGACAATAAAGGCACGATCATGCGCCGCCTTCATGACGTCATCGTAGCGCTCGCTGGGCAGCGCCAGTTTGCGCCGGAAGAAATCCAACTGCTCGGCAAACGGATTCCCTAGGCGATTGCCGGCTGCGTCCTTACTTGGAAAGGTGACAGCGAACGACATCCTATTGGCCTTCCTGGACGTCGCTCAGTCCCTTCAGTTCAGCTAGGGCGAACGCCGCCGCCATGAGCTTGACCAAGGCATCCTGCGGCTGGCCACCAAATTGGGTGACCAGGTCTTTTTGCAGGGTCGTTAAATCAGTCGCATTGTCGACCAGTGATTTAACGCCATCGATCAGACCGGACCAGACCGGCGCAGCAGCGGTGGCAAGTTGGTCCACCACGTCAGCGGTCGGGTCGGCGGCGGCTGGGGTGCTGGCAAGCGCGGCAACGGAGAACAGGCCCGCTGCAGGGTTTCCGGCAGACGAGATCACCTGGGCTGCTTGTGGCGATGCAATTGTCAGTACCTTGTCGCCTTCCTGTGGCTTCGGGATGCGCAGCTTTTCCTGCGCCCAATCTAGGGGTACCTGGAAGCCTACCGCCACCAATTTTGGAAGCGCATCGGCATAGGCCGTCATATCCTCTGGCCGGCCGTCATCGATGACAAACCGCGGGCAGCGTGCCATCCCATCGACGCCACCACGGTTGAGGGAGAGTAGTGGATACACCAGGTCGCGGGTCAGCGTGGCGCCGAGCTGGCGCGCGTCGGAGACCATAATGTCGTGGCGGACCTCATTGTGGACCTTGCCCAGCGCAAGGCCACCGCTGCCACGGTTTCCATCGTCGGCCGTCAAGGTCTGACCAAGGATACCCTTTGACAGGGCTTTCTCGGCCCATTCGATCATGGCCATGTGCGGCGTGGCGTTGCCGCTGCCGGTCACCTTCTGGATTTCCAGCGTCATCTCCGCTGGCATGATGGCGCGGGCATCATGGCCGAGGGCCGTCACAGCACGCATCAGGCTGGCCTTCTCGTCCGCCGTCGCGCCGGCCATGTACTTGCCGACGATGATCGGTAGCCCGAACGTCTCCAGGAACTCGGCAAAGTCACCGGTTGCATAGGCTTTGTAGATGAACGGCCATACGAGCGTGCGGTATAGGCCCATGCGGCCTGTATAACCGGTTTTCGCCTTGCCATGGGTGTGCATGATCCAGCCGAACGGCAAGAGCGAAATGCCGTCGATGGAGGCATCGCGCAGTGTCAGCTCCGTCCGCGCCTGGTTGAGGCGGAACCATTCCTGGGGACGTGGATGGAAACCTGGCAGCCATTCGCCACCGTCCTGGCGCCACTCCAGCTCAATTGGGCTGAACCCGTGGCCCACGCCATCCATCATCGCCAGAAGGACGTCTTCTATGGGATCAATGGCGTCCTGCAATACCTCGCGGACCCAATCCGCATTTTCCTTTTCAGCGGCGGTCGCATTGCGCGGCGGGACGATGTCCCAGGCCAGGCCGACGATGGCGTTTTTACGCTTGTCCATCTCCGCGCGCAAGTGGGCATCGCGTTCTTCCATGTCGGCAAACAGGCGATGCTGCTCCAGCAGGTCCCCCTGGTCGGCCTGCTGCAGCGTGCGCGCCAGGACGCCCGGTGTCAGGCCACTCAGCATGGGCGTTAAATATTGGTGCTGCAGCGTCATCACGCGTGCGGTCTGCGGCTCGTCGAGGACGACGCGGTCAATCGGCTGGCCGTGCTGGTCGAGAATTTTAGTCAAAACATGCCCCTGGAATGCGATTGGAAATCGTCGCGGTCGGCGACAACGCCGGATTGGCCACGGCGGCCGATGCTCTTGAAGTCTTCATAGGTCAGGGCGCCACGGGTCATGGCGACATGCCAGAGCAGATGCAAAGCGGTGAGGCCGTCGTAGTGGTGGTTGCTCTGCGGTTCGGGCCAGGTGTCCAGCTCGGAAAGCAGTTGCGTCAGTTTTTCGTGCAGCAGGATGCTCGGCACCATGGGGTCGGTGACGTATGGCTCCAGCGAGTCGATACGGACTTCGGGGGCGACCGTGGCCGTGACCCCGATCAGCGGCAACGGCACCCCAGCACGCAGGCCGGCAGCGATGTACGTCTGGCGGGAATGCTCGTAGGCGTTGTTATTTTCAAAGGCGATGGCACGGCAGCGGAACTCGCGCTGCATGGCGACCAGGTCCGCCTCCAGCTTCGACGGCACGCGGCGCTTGATAACTGCCTCCATGACGTGCAAGCGCTTCGTGCGCGGGTCCAGGCCACCAACCACCAGTGCGGACGGGTCGGATTTCTCACCCTTGCCCATCGAAGGGTCGCAGGCGCCGAAGATGATCCAGTCGCGCATCGTCTGGACCCAGAACGTGATGTTTCCGAAAGTCTTGTCCTCATCCGTACGCGGGTCGCCCTGCATCTCAGTGTTAAATGCGAGCTTCGATACCGCGCGCTGGCGCATCAACCAGAACAGCGGGCGCACAGATGGCCAGGACACGACCGCGCCGGCATCCATGGCCACCTTGTTCGCCAGGTAGAACTGGTACGACGGCAGCGCGGCCTGGTCGAGCACCTTGCCATGCAGCGCCGCTTCCTCAACCTGGCTCTTGTCATCGTTGAGCATCATCTCCTGGCAGCGCGCCCACAGGTCCATGTCGTCGGGCAGCGTCACGATGGCGCGGAAGTGGTGGACGATGTGGCCGATGGTTTTCTTGGCGCGGCTGATCGGATCGTTTTTGTCCAGGATCGTGCCGACGCCGCAATATTTAACGGTGCCGTCCGGCGGACCGAGGTAGTCGATGGCCTTGGTCAGCCAAGTCCAGCGATTGTCGCGCTCGGTCGGGCTTTTCGCCTCGGAGTCGGTGATCAGGTCGTCGCCCAGCAGGAGCTTGGGGCGGCTGGCGCCGTGGAACGTGCCCCGGATCGCCTGCTCGGCACCGAACGGCTCGACCTTCACGCCGGTCTTGGTGACGAACTCGCCGACCTTCCACATCGGACCTTTGCCGCATACCTCCGGGAAGTCCAGGGCGAGCGCCGCGTTCATGGTTAGCTCGGTCTTGCACACCTCGACGAGTTTGGTCGGTAGCCGTGTCTCGGCGCCGAGCAGGATGATGTAGTCGATGAATGGCGGCAATGGCCCCGTGGCGCCGATCTCTGCGCGCACTTCCGGGCGTTGATGCAGCCCCTGGACCGCGCACCAGACCGGCCCGATCTTGGTCAGCAGCGACGATTTCGCCTCGCCGCGCGGCGCGATCCACCATTCTTTAACGCCCCCCGGCATGCGCAGCAGTTGTGGGAAGCGAGTACAGAACTGCGTATGGAATAGCGACGGCTCACCCCGGATGTGGTGCGGGAAATAGGTGTAAGCGAAAAACTGGAAGTCGCCATCCAGTACGCGCTTGCGCCGAGCCTTGATGGCCTTTGGCGACGGGTCCAGTCCGACCTTGTGAGCATCGATATCCCGACGCAAAGAGCTGACCAGGTCGGTCAGCTCACTTTGGAATTCCTTTGTGGTCAGGTCGTCGTGCTTCATTTCGCGTTGGCCAGTAACTTCGGCAACACGTCACCGAAGGGTTCCAGGATCTCCACCAGGATGGAGCCGTGCTGCGGGTAGCGCTCCTGGACGAACTCGGCCAGGCCACGGATGACCGTCATGCCGATGGACAGGCTGTTGGCCTCGGGTAGGAATTTCTTCATGGCCGCCATGCTCTTGTGGATGTTATCCATCAGGCTGGACATCAGGTCGACGCGGGTGACGGCCGGCATGTTCTGGTCCGCCTTGATCAGCTCCAGAATGGCGTTAAACTGCACCAGCATTTCGGTCAGAATCTGGCGCGACAACTGTTCGACGTCACCGCCGGACAGCGTGGCGGCGCTGCGGACCTTGTCCCAGTCGTCACCCTCGGCCAAGGCTTTGTCCTTCCAGCGCTTGGCGGTTGTATACGCAACGTTGGCCATGGTGGCGGCCTGCTCCAGCGAAAGCAGATCGAACACGTAGTGCTTGCGCACCAGGGCGCGTACGTCAGCACCTTTTGCCATTACAGTCCTACCTTCTGCTTCAGCCATTCGGCCGCCACCGCGATCAGCAGGCCAGAACCGGCGCCGGCCACGACGCCGGAACGCACGGCGTCCTTCTCCAGCGCGGCGATGCGCTTTTCATGCGCCTCCACTTTTTCCCCAATCGCTTTAGGGTTGGCGACTTCCAGGTCGCGCAGTCGACGGTCGTGCTCATCGCGGAGCAGCGTGAGTTTGGCGTCCACGCTGGCCAGTCCCACAGACTGTGCATCAAGCTTTTCCTCCATGCGGCCGAGAATGCGCGCCAGATCGTTGTTACTGATTTCCATGCAGTGATTCCTCTTCGATGTTTAACGCTTCATGAGCTTGTCGCGCAGTTCTGCGGCTTGCTCACATTTAATGCACCGGGTGCAAGCCGGCATCGCATCACGGCGATTCAACGGAATGCCGTCGCCACAATCGGCGCAGTCCCTGCGAAGGACAGCCGCGCCAGCCTGGCGGGCGCGCTTGCGTTCCTCCGCCTCGCGGCGCTGGCGCGCGATGTCCTGCTCGCGCACGAACTCTTCCGTTTTTGTTGCCTGGTCAAATATGTCGGTCAAGGGGTTACCTCGGAAGTGCGATTCTGAGGAGTGGGTACTGGCGCCATTGCCTTGATCCCAGCGATGACCTGGCTCATCAGGTGGTCCTGAATGTTGGGGACATCCAGGCTCGGCCTGCCGGCTTTGGTCAACGGGCCGGGATGCTGCCACTCGGCGATGCCCCAGATGCCTACCGGCAGCAGCGGCACCAGGTCATTTCCGTTGCGGTGCAGGTGCAGCGCAACACCTGCCCGCGCCAATATCGTGCCGATGACGGAGTCGATACTGACCTTGGGAGGCTCAAATGCGTATACGGCACGCGGCGGCTTGCCGGCGACCGACAACAGCGCGGCATACAGCAGTGCCAGGGCGCCCCCCTCCGAGTGGCCATAGACGACGGCTGGTGCCGCAGTCTGGAGTGCCGGCCACAAGGACATCATCGCCTCCCAGAAACCACGATGCACGTTGCCCAGTTGGGGCGTCCTAACCCAGCGGACGTTAAAGTCGGCCATCCAGCACGCCAGGTCGTCGCTGCCAGGGAAGCCGATCACCTGACCGTCCTCGGTAGTCGAAACTATGGCGCGAGCGGCACTGTCCGGCGCGCCGTACGTCGGCTGGGTCGAGTAGGCTGCGTCGGCCAGCAGCGCGTAGGTCAGGACCTTCATTTCGTCGGCGCCGTCGCTGCAGGGATGGACGCCGGAGCAGGCTGCTGCGCCGGCCCGCCGCTGACCACGTTGACGCCGGCATTGGGCGCTGGGCATGCTGCCATGGCGGCTGCCGGCGCGCTCGGGTTCCCGGTGTCATTGCGCTGAAGTGCGCCCAGGGGCAAGGTGCAGGCCGCGTCCGTCCATGCCTTGAAAGCGGCGTCGCTGGCTGCCTGGGCGTTCTTCCTGGCGCCAGCATAGTCGGCCTGCTGCGCCGACAACGCCGCGCTTGTGTAAGCGTTGATGGTGCCGCACCCGGACATGGCCAGGAGCGATGCGCCGGCTACCAGGAGTAGTATGCTGGGACGGGCAAAGCCAGCCTGCTTACCGCAAGGAGATTTGGCATCCCCGGCCGACGGCGCATTCGTGCGGTCGTTTAGGTGGTATGCACCGAGGCCGGCCAGGGCCAGCTTGATCGCGGTGATGATGTCGTCGGCTTGCTCGACCTTGAAGACGACCAGGCCCAGCCAGGTGGCAAACAACATGATGCCGATACCGAGTTTGATTTTGGTGGTGTTCATTGCGCTGCTTCCTCTACGTGATCGTCAACAAGGTTGGATGGAATGGGGGGTGATTCAGGAGCGGCATGGCGCGCCGCTAATTCGTCAGGCGAAAACACGAAGCCATCGACAAACGGGAATGCCTGTAACAGGAAGATCGGGCCGGTAACGGTATGCACGCCGTGGTTCTTTTCACGGTGCAGGTGCTTGTGCAGGACCAGCATGGCCTGCACGCTGTCGACCAGCGTTTCAGGTTTCACGGGGTCGAACGCTTCGAAGTCGAAGCCACGCCACTTGAAGAAGTGGACGATCCAGTAGATCAGGAAGCCCTCGACTGGCGCCATCTCACCTGTCGGCTGCCAGGTGTAAGGATCGAGTACCGCCAGCTCTTTGACGGTGCCCAGAGCGATGCCTTTAACGATGTCCCAGCGCACGGCGTTCTGGAAAGCCCATTCAACGAAGGCGTGATGGTATTCAAGGTCATCCGCCTGGCCGGTAATGGCACAGCGCAGACCTGCCGCTTTGCCGGCGCGCTTGGTTTGGATGAAGGTTGGCGATTCGGAGCGGCCATCGTGACCGGGATAGTAAAAATCCTCGGTGATGCTGCGGCGGTCCTCGTGCTCAATCAGCGCGTCAGCCATGGCCACCTTCCTTGCTGTCGTACTGCGTTAAATTGTTGGAATGGATGACGGCCAGCAGCTTGTCGGCGTAGTTCGGGTCCGTGGCATAGTGGTCTGCTGCGACCATCCGCGCCCAGGCTTCGCCGCCAACCAGGTTATGGCAGTTATCGTACCGATGATTCTGGGCGAAGAATTTGGCGCGGTCGTCGATGCAAGCCTGCCAGTCCTGGTACATGCGCCAATTCGCCGGCTGCACCACGTCTTTGCCATCGAGATGCTCGGTACTGGCCATTTGATAGATCGGGCCATGCCAGGACGCATCGGCCTTGATGTTGAACAGGTTGTGCGCCATGATGGCAGTCTTGGACGTGCCCCAGGTGGATTCAAGCGCGGCCTGCGCGATGGTGAAGCTGGCGGGAATGCCGGTGGACAGCATACAGACGCGCGCGGCCGGCGCGAGGGCGGCGATAAATTCGGCTTTGGTCATGGCTTGCGCAGCCCTGCTTGCGTGGAAGCGGTCGGCCCGACTGGACGGGGATGGTATGAGAGCGGTATTTGCATACCGTCGAGATTACGGAGGAAGCTGGAGGGGAATAAGACTGACCGATGTCAGCAGTGGAGATAGAGGGAGGGAAAAGGCTTGCAGCGCCGGCAGCGCTGCGCCTAAATGAGGCTCATCTGGCGAGGGTCAACCGCTTTGATTTCACCGGTCGTTTTGAGAACCCGCCAGATGGTACGCTCGTGGATATGCGGTGTAAACATGCGCGTGATGCGCGCCACGCTGGCGCGCGCGGACAAACCCTCGCCGATGGTTAGCCGGTCGAACTCGGCGAGGATGGTCCGGTTGCGCAGGACGGTCAGCGCGCTCTTGCACAACGGGACCGTGAATGGTGCGTTCCCGAAGAACGAGAGCAGCTTCTGCGCACCGTCGCGACCGATCAGTTCAGCCATGCGATCAAGGCTGTTGTCGCTGTTGTACAGGTTGATTGCGCGGCCACCGTACGCATCGACCAATCGCAGGGTCAGCGGCAGCCCGACCAGGGCCACCAGCTTTTGCGCTGTCATGGGGAGGCAAGACAGGTCAGTTTGCATGATCAGGCAATGTCCCGTCCGTGGCGCCGCGCATCGTACGTCAATGCGGCGATGATCTTTAACAGGTCGGACGGTTCGCACCAGTCGATACGGTCGATACCGCATATACGCTTGGCCATGACATCTGCGTATCCCCAAGGGCGCTTTCCTTCGGCGAGTTGAGCTTCGATCTTCCTAATGTAGACCTGGCGGTCGGCTGCCACTGCCGGACGTGGCCTGCCGGCGCGCTTGGCGATGACCTTAAATCCCAGCTTCTTGAAATGGTCGATCAATGCCTTGCGGCCGGCGGCGTCCAGTTCGGCCGCGCTTGCCTTGCCCGTCACCTTAGCGACGATGCTGCGATACACGTCGTCCTCAAGCGCGAGGGCCTTCTTGGCGACGTGGATCATTGCCAGCTCGGTCTTACGAGCGGCTTCTAGGGTCAGTTTTTGCATTTCTTTTGTCCTCGTCCGTTCGGGTAACGGCGCTCCATGTAGCAGGCCCGGCACGTGTTGTCGATGCCGTCGCCGTCCTTGTTGGCGAAGAAGAACTCTGTGTCGGCCGGCCAGTAGTCTTTGCAGCCGCTGCAGCGCTTGTACAGCTCGCCGTCCTGGTACTGGTACTTGCCGGTGACCAGGCCAGCCGCCATGTTCGCGGGCGATGGTGCAGCCGGCTTGTATTGAACAATGTTCATGGCCGTCCCGTTATACCAATAATCCGGCCACGCCCGGCTTGGTCGCGCCCACGCCTTGATGCAACTTGACCTGCTTACCTTCACGGTAGCCGACAAACTGGTGACCTTCACCGTCACCACCGGTGGTGAGTTCGCGGGACCGCGACTTTAACGTTTCGGTTCCGCCACGCCGCTGTACATAGGCGTCGAGTGCCTTTGCGTGTTCCTCACCGGGTTCGGCGACGTCAACCAGGGAATACACAGCTCGGACCCAGCCCTCGCAGAACTTGTCCGCTGCCGCAGTCTTGTTCTTGCGATACCGCTTCAACGCGCCAGCCATGTACGCTGTCCGGGCCTTGGCCAGCTTTGCACGCAATACCTCGAACGTGTAGCTCGCCACCTCCGGCCCTGGCGCAGCACCAACGAAAGCGTATCCGCCGACCAGCGCCGTGCGCGCCTGATTTACGCGTGGCGAGAAGATTGGCTCGCAAGCGAATGCCTGGCCAATAATCCACGCAAGCTGCGCCTCGTATGTCGGCGGCGACTTGCTGGCACCAGCTTTAGCCCATTCTTCGCCGAAGCCGGCAGCAACCAGTTCAGGGTGATCGATGCCGAACTGCTGCATCAGTTTCTGCGCCTGGCGCAACGCGGCGGCGGCTTCGTTCGGCTCGCTCGAATTGGCGAGCGCGAGGCACTTTCGAATTTTATTGATCGCGGTTTCTTTGTCCATATTCCTCCTTGGCTGCTCATCAGTACCAGGCAACCACGCCTGGCAGACCAGGCCGATAGCGGCCCGGTTTCGCTATAACTGCGTTACAGATCGTTGTCCGGTCGTTCCGCCGCTGACTTCAGTTGGTTTGCGGAGACGACTTCCATCTCGATCTGGGGGGCTGCGTCCTCGGTGTAGAACAGCTTTTTTGCACTGATGCTGAAGTTACTGTTGCACTTCTTCGCATGCTGCATTAGGTCGACCAACGCCAGACCTTTGTTCAGCGGCAGTAGATATTCGTGATAATCGATGGTGACGACGCACATCTGCGCGGTCGATTTAGCGGGACGAGTAGCCATCTCAGACCCCCGCCATGTCCAGGGTGATTGGACGGTACTTATCGGACTCGCCGATGCGCTCGTAGATGCGGACATAGCTCTTGCTGCCTGCGACCTGCAGAGCTTCACCGATAGCGGTCATGGCGCGCTGCCATTCGTCGTCCTGGATGGCCAGGCGCCGCAGGCCCAGGACGCGGCCGGTGTTGATGTTGCCGGCCTTATCGACTTGGAAGGCGTCATTGATCAACACCTTGATCTCGGGTTGCGCACCTTCGCTCCAGCGCTGCAGGCAGGAATCGATCAGTGCCTTCGCCGCCTGCAAGCGCTCGTCGAACACCAGCGTTTCCTGGATGGCGCGGATGACCTTGTAGCGGCCGTCGAACGACACCAGGGTGACATTGCCCTTGTCGCCGCCGACCTTGACCTGATATTGCTCAACGCTCATCTGGACGAAGGCGGCGATGTCCTGGAAGAATCGCTGCTTCACTTCCGCGATCTTCGTGGCCAAAGCGGACGCTTCTGCAACGATCTCCTGCACCAGAGAGTCTCTGGCCAAGTCAATAGGCCGAATCATTGACAGCGGGACCAGGCGGCCTTGAGCGTCTTTTTTGTAGTCGTCGGTTTGGGTTGGGGTATTCATGGTTCTCCTTTCGTTAAGTTGATGGTTCAGGCTGCTGGTTGAGTGGTGGCTTCGGCCAGCCAGGCGGCATACACGCTGGCCTGCTTGTAGTCGCCGGCGCCACCGTCTTCGGCGTCCAGCAGGTGCTTGATTGCGTTGCCCTTGAAGAACCCACGCAGTTCTTCCGGCGTCAGCTTGGCGCGGAGGATGTCCACCAATTCGATGCCACCGGACACGTGGTGAGGTTGGGTATGCACTAAATCGGACTCGACTTTGGCCTCAGCGTTGCAGGCGTTGCAAAGGGATGGGAACTTCCGATCACATGCCGGATGGTGCTCGGGTTTGGTGGCCTCTGGAGCGGGCACCGAACGGTCAGGGATGCAGTAGACGTCGTCGATGCGGATTACCTTCCCGTTCTTGACATGTGGCCTGAGGTACTGCTCGATTGCGTATTTTCTGTCGAGGCCCATCACCGTCATCAAGGTGGACCGATCCGTTGGACCGTGTTCCTTCAGGTGGGCGATGGCCTTCTCCGCCTTGCTGCGGGTGTCGGGTTCTGCCGGACTCGGGTTGCTTGCGAGTGACGCAGCCTCCGGAGCCGGCTTACGCTCGACCACGACTTCGATCTGCGGTTGCGAAGTGACGTTTGCGGGCGCTTCCCAGTCGATGGATTTCCCCGGCACGCTGTACTTCTTCAGCGTTAATCCGTTCCCCCCTGGTGCCTCGGAAAATTCCAGTTGTTCTGCGCGCAGGGCCATCGTAATGATGTTCTCGATGATGTCCAGATCGATGTCGAGCAGGTCGCTGAGCTGCACAGCGCTCAGGCCAGGACGCTTCCTCAGCAGGTCGATGATCTTTTCCAAATATTTGTGCATTTGGTCCTTCCTTTCCTTTAAGTGATTGGTCGCTCAGTTCCTGCGCTATTCAGTGCGGGCGTGCGTTTTAAAGCTACCGGCGTCTGCCGGGGCCGGACGGCGCCACTGGATCGAGCAGTCGTTGATGACTACGCTGCAGATACATTCGCCATTCGGTTGGCGGTTCGTGTTCAGGCCGTGAGCGGCCGTCACCAGAAACCCTGCTGCAATTGGACGGACGACGATGGTTGGTCGCGGAGCATCTAAATTGATGGACAGCGGCGTTAGGTCGTGCTCGCGTAACCAGCGCACGGTGCTGTTTAACGTAGCCAGCGCCCGGATCAATTCCTCGGTCCATACCTTCGGCTTCGATGGCACCAGGAGTGAGCCTTCGACCTGGCGCAGACGTACCACGTTGACCGACTTGTTCATTGCATGACCTCCACTTGTGGACCGCCGACTTCCGGCAGCGGCAAGGTGACCTTGTCGATGACACCGGCCTGCTGTACCGGCTCGCTGCGGTCCTGTGCTGCAGCTTTGATCGGCGCTAGCTTCGGCGGTGCCGCCTGCTTGACGCGCTTCTCACAACCCTGACATGCGCGCCAGTGCTGCATTTCGCGTGGAGCACTGGTCGGTGGGTTTTCCCGGTAGGCGTATTCACGGCACTGCAAGCCAGTGATGCGGTGCTCGCTGCCGTGGTACTCACTCAGGAACGGGCATGCAACCAGGCCGATGGTGTTCATGACGCGCTCCTGGACCTTGGCAGTACTGGCTTTGCCGGTCGCGTACGGCGACGATGCGGTCATGTTCACGATGGCCGAAAGGCTCGACCGCGCGATGCCGACGCGGGCGGCGGTGGCGCTGATGCTGCCCGATGCCTGGATATCCGCGCGGAGTATCTGCATCCACTCTGGTTCGTCCTTAGCGGGCACCAACACACTCATACTTTTTCCCTTCGTTTTGATCGAATACGGCGTTAAATTGAGGTTGTAGCAGTGGCGACAGCGGGCCGGTGTCACGCACCAAAAGGAACCGCTTTGCGCCATTGGAGGTCGGCGTGGTGGGCGCCTCGCGCCGCATTTCCGACAGATAGCCGGCGCGCGCAAGCATGCGCAGGTACTTGTTGAGATTGTTCTGCGCTCGGTTGGCTTCCTTGTCGTCGCTGTCCGCATCCAGTAGAAGGCCAACCAGTTCCGGCGCGCTGGCCTTGCGACGGATGCGCAGTAGGCGCCAGGCACGATCACGCAGACAGTCTGTTGGCGGCTTGCGCTTCCCGGTCGGGCCTTTAGGGCCACTAACCAGCTTCGTCCCTTGATCCAGGGCGGCCAGGCCGAGAGAGGTAAGGTGATAGCAGCCTGGTTTCACGCTGCTATCAGAGTACGTCTCGCGTTTAAGGTATCCGTGCTCTACCAGCTTTGAGCAAGCATCGGCGACCTGCCTGGGGGTCAAGTTGGTGTGCTTGACGATGGCGGTATGTTTAACGCAGCCCTTGGAGCACTTGAGAACCTTCACGGCGTCCATTACGGCCTGTTGCGTCCAGACTGTACGACCGGCGGCCTGAACTGCGGCGCTCATCGTGCTGCTCCTGGGCGGGAGCGACGAGCCTGCCATTCGACGCAAAGTTCCTGGCCCTTGAAGGCTTCAAAGGTCGCGCGGTCCATGCCGTTCGTACGTGCCAGGCGCTCGATGGTGGCGATCCCGTTCATCACCAGCCTCATCTTGCCCTCGGCCTGACGGCGCAGCTCACGCACCAGGTCGGCGTCAATCTCGATCTCGGACAACTGCTTGCACGCGAGTTGGACATCCTGCTCGGTCAGGGGCTGGAACTGGACCACCTGGCCGATCCGGCTGCTGATCTGCGGATAGCGGGCGATGCGCGACTCGATGGTTTCCATGCCGACCAGGACAACCAGCGTTTCGGTCAAATCGCTGATGTCGCGCACGCACTCTAGGATGCTGGCCGTCGATTTAACGGTGAATTCGGCCTCATCAATGATGATCGGCGTTTGGCGCGCACCGATGGCGCCGATAATGCGAGCCTGCATTTCGTGGTTGGTCGTGTTGGTCGGGATGCGCAGGGTTTCTGCCATCTCGACCAGCAAACCGCGCTTGGTCCACGTCTCCTTGGCACGCAGGTAGACTGCATTGGTGTCAACTGCGAAGCGATCCACCGTTTCACTCTTACCCAGGCCCGCCGCGCCAGTCACCAGCATCATGGATGCTTCACGTGCACCACGGGCGTCCATTGCTTTGACGGCCTGCAGGAAGCGCGCGTAATTGCTGTTCTGTACAAAGCCTTTTTTCATCTATAATCCCTTTCAGTTGTTGACGTAATTGCCCTACCAGGCGATCCGACGTTGCCGCGTCAGATCGCCACCTTCAAACTCATTTCTTCCTGATCGTTCCAGCCCATTCCTAACGCTTCGAAGCGTTCGTGGAGCGCGGCGTACATGTCGCTGGCGACAAACTGGTTCAGGAATTTGCGGTCGTTTTCCGTCCATTCGTCCTGGTTCTGCATCAGCCATTCATAACGCTCGGATTCCAGGATGAAGATGCCTCGCGCGGCCGGTGCCGGAGCGGCTTGCTCCTGCGGGACTACCTCTACCAGGTCGTCGATGAGGACCAGCTCTGGCCGGCGAGACGGCAGGTCCACCAAATGCAACGTCGGGCTTTGCTGATCTTCTAGGGCGTAGGTGCCGGCGCGCTCCGCGCGGATTTCATCGACCTTGTTGAGCGCACGCTTTTCTCGGCCGGCCAAGCGCTGGTCGCGTGCCAGATCGACAAACGAAGGCGCCATGTAGTCGCGGACGTTGGCGTCCAGCTCCGCTGTACAGATCAGGCGGCCGTCCGATGAATAGACCCAGACCATGCGCGGGTCGTGCAAGTCATAGGCGATACGAAGCTTCTCGCCATGAAACTCCTCCAGCGCCGCGTTAAAGTAGCGATTCGTGAACAGCTCAATCTCGCAGCGGCGCACGGTTCGGACGGTCTGCGGCCGGAACAGTGGGCGAGCATCTTCCTCGGTGATCAGTTCGGGGACGAAGCCGTTTTGCTCGGCCAGCGCCCAAACTTCATCCGGCGACATGTGGCGGCGCCGGCCGGTCTCAGGGTCGACCGTCTTGGGCAGGGAGCGGTGCGGCCGAGCGTTGTACTCCGCTGCCTTCTTGGCGCAGAACTCCAGGAACAGGTGCCATGGCATCAGCGGCGTCGAGGTCGCATTGCCGGGCTTCGCGGTCAGCGCCTGGCGGGACATCTTGAACACCTGCTGGCGCGCCTGACGATCCATGTCGCGGCCAATGTAGCCATGCACTTCCTTGGCAGCGTCGACCCAGACGGTCTTGTGCAGGCGTTCAATGACGCCGCGCGCCTGGGAGTTGTATGGCAGGCTGTGAACCATTTCCGTGCCCAGGCGGGCCAGCAGGCCGGTAGCGGAGTCGTTCATCATCTGGTTGACGTAGCCAGAACCGTTATCCACGTAGAGAATCGCTGGGATGCCACCTGTTAAAGCCGAAACGCGGATCGCATCCAGCACCGCCAGGGAGCTTTCTGCCAAGTCGACCGACCAGCCCACCAGGCGGCGGGTGGCGATGTCAACAACCGAAGTAATCTCCGGGCGGAACGGGCGACCATGGAATGGATGCTGCACTTCGGCGTCGAAGCAGTGGCCGTCGGCGCTGTAGATGTCCGATGGCAGCAGCTTGTCGAAGGAGCGGCGGATAAATTTCTTCATAGTTTTCAGTTCTCGGGAACCCATGCGGCCGTGCTGCAGCGCTACGGCGCCAACCTTGTCGAGGAAGCGGCGTACCTGGTGGATGCTGGGCAACTCGCCCACATAGGTGGCGGTGAACTGGCGGTAGGCGTGCTCGACCGTCGGCTTTTCTGGCCGCTGGTAGAAGGACATGAAGGCCTGCGCCCAGGCGGGCACGGACATGTCGGCACCACGCTTCTTCGGCACGAGGGTGCCCGCCTTGTTGTATGCGACAAAGCGCTCCAGGCTGCGCTCGGACGGCAGGCCGTCCGGGCTTTGGCGGCCACGCGCATCCCTGGCCAGCTTCAACATGGCGACCAGTTGCGGGCTGGCTTCACCTTGGCGGGCCAGCGCGAGCAGATGGCGCGCGGCCTTTCTGAACGGATAGCCGGTGCGCTCGACTACGGCGTTTAACGCTTCAAGGATGCCTTTGCGCGCGTCGCCCACGTGGGTTTGCATCTCAGTATGTGCTGCCGTTACTTGGGACTGAATAGCTGCGGGGGCCGCCGCAGGCACCGATGTGGCGACCAACCGGCTGGCTGCGTGGACACGGATCTGCGCCAAAACGCTCGCCGGCGGAGAATATTGGCGCCGTATTCCGCCATGCCCGTTTACTTCTTCGAAGCTCCACCCTGCGCGCCCGGCGAGCAGGATTACGCCTTTTTTTGTCGCCGGAAGGCCGGGCAAGGCCATTGCTGCTAATTCGCTGGCCGTGAAGTGCGACTTATTCATGCGTCACTCCCGAAAAGGACGAGTTCCGGCTGCGACACCTTTTGCACGTTGCTACGCTGGTAAGCCAATTGCGACAAGGTGTTTGTCAGGGCTGAAACAGTTTCGTCAACGCCTTCGCCTGTTTGGTAGAAGCGGGAAAGCAGCGTGATCGCTTCGGCACAGTTTCCTTGCACTTCCGCCAGATCAGCAACGTCAGCCTTTTTCCCGACTGGAATAGAAACAACGACTTTGTCGCCATGCGCGAGGCACAGGTACTCGCTCATAAATGCACAGCCACAGAACGCTTCAAACTGGCGAATCCGGTTCGATGGCATCGACGTGTCCGACAGCCAGCGATAGAGCGTCTTTACTTCTACCCCCATGAGATCGCTCAGCACCTTTATCGGGCGACGGTGCGCAGCCGCGAATTCGACGCAAAGTTCCATTGCCTCGCTCAGGCTAGTGGCGTGAATTGATTTCCAGCGCCTTTTTCTCAATGACATATTCACAACTCCGAGAAATATGAGAATGGTGTTAAATCCAATGAGGACCTAAGATTCGATTCAAGCAGCGGTCTGCAACAGAGACTGCGAAGACTGGGAAGACTGGGAAATCTTCTGCGAGAGGGGCGTTAAAACTGGCGTAAAATTGCGTTTCGCGTAACGGAGCGGCCAGATCGTCTCCGGGGTGACACCGATAGCTGCCGCGATGATTCGTTCCGCCTTCGGGTACGGGCGTTCAAGGGCTGCTTTCAAAGTTCCTGCCGCCAGTCCGCTTTGCAAAGACAGGGCGCGCAGTGACCAGCCCTTCTTATGCAGCTCGGCAACGATATCCGCACGATGCTTGTCTTCGATAGCGGATTTTTTTGGCTCGTTGGATGTATCCATGATCTTTCCTTGTTGGGTTAGCTCGTGAGCACATCATAAGCGTGAAGTACTGTGAAGTCAAGCTGTGTAGATTGCTTCACAGAGCGATTCCAGCGGAGTCGCGGTAAGTAATTGATTTAACTGATATTGATTCGCATCTAGTGTGTAGGCATCTACACACTAGGTTTCTCTGGAGTGTGTAGTGACGAAAATGTACACAGCGGCTGAGATCGCAGAAATGGGCCTGCCTGGCTTGCCGGGCACAAAGAGGGCCATCCTAACCAGAGCGGAGAAGGAAGGATGGCCGTATGAGGTCAGATTGGGGCTAGGCGGTGAACGGAAGGTGTTCGTTGTCCCGTCCCGGTATCTGCCTGATGTCGAAGCAACTACCGAGGCCTCCCAAACGCCTGCGGAGCGCATGTTGGCGCCCAACAAGGGCGCTGTAGTCGGCGCAGTTGTCGCCGGCAGCGCACAAGGCGATATGGACCGCATTCAACTCGTTGTGCGCGCTGTCAGCGAGTGGGAAAGGGAGCGCGGGGTAAAAATCAGCGACGATAGGAGGCCCGCAGTGATCGCCGTCCTCTACGACTACGTCAAAAAGGCCGAGGAGTCAGGAGAAGCAGAACTCGGGATCGAACGCTTTTTGAAGGCGCTTGGATAGAATTGGTGACTATTTATTGCATTTCATAAATATACAATAGTTTACTTTGTTCAATAACTATTGCATTTATGAAACACAAAGAACACACGGTAAGTATCATTAAAGCCATTCTCGATGCCGCAGTCATCGGCTCTCTGGACGCGCGTCGAGCGTGTTTCCAATGGCTGTCGGGGACACGAAATATCACACCAGCGAATGACGCTATTTTTAACGGTGGCGATGCACAACACCGCTCAAAGGCAAAACAAACCTGCGTCAAAAAGGTCGCGAAACCGATCAAAACGTTAGCGGTTTTTCGCAGTTTCTGCAAAAAGGTGGCGACGGGCAAAATCGGGACAACAGCCCGTCGTTACTGGGGTTTCTGGGATTTGGAACCTATCGGACCCGGCGTCAAAACAATCACTCCCCCACACTAGCGTTAGCAACTACGTCATGTTAGCATTGTAAAATATATATTTCTTTACATAAATAATATGCCGTTCCGCAGACCCGTCTTGCTGGCTGCCGTGTTGTTCACGTTGGCCCATCCTGCATCGTCCAGTGCCGCACTTACCATCGACGAGGTCACCAAGGAAGAGTGGATCGAGGTAAGCAGTACGAATTTTCGGGTGGTCACTGAGCAGCCGGAAAAGGTGGCCCGGCAAATGGTCATCGATCTCGAAAACCTGCGCTATATATCGAACCGTCTGCGCGGCGCGACATCATTGGACGGGCCGCCATTGACCATCGTGGCGGTGGGAAAGAACAGCGCCGAGGCGTTGCAGATACCCAAAGACTTCGAAGGCATCTTCCAGTTGTCGCGCAAGGGCTACGCGGCAATCGCCAAGGTGTCGGATGACTGGTGGCTGAGCCAGCGCATAGAAAATTCCCGTGACGTCTTCCTGCACGAATATCACCATTTTTTATTGGGGTACAGCCCGGAATCGACCGCCTATCCTCTCTGGTATAACGAAGGCATGTCGGAATACTGGTCGTCGATGCAGATCGAGGATGGCAAGGCATGGTTTGGCGACCATAGCCGTAATTTCGGGCGCGAGATGAACCTGACCGGCACGCACGGCAAGATCAACTTCGACACGCGTTCCCTGTTCAACCGCACAACTTTGAATCAGATCCTGTCTGATGCCGACAAGGCGGAAAATGCCCGCTTTTACAGCCGCGCACGTTTCGCCATCCATTATTTCAATTCCACGCCCGAGTTGCGTCAGCAATTGGCACGCTACCTGCGCCTGTACAATATGGGCTTGTCGCAGGACCAAGCCGTGCGTATCGCATTCAAGCAGTCTTATGATGAACTCGATGCGGGATTGCGCACCTACGTGGCGAAAAACATGGTCAAGCGCGGCTTTGACATTGGGCCTGATGGCTTGAACCTGCCCCAGTTCGACGTGAAGGTTACCCGGCTCGACCGTGCGGCGGCGGTTGCCGTGCTCGTCGACGTTATGCCACGCTTCATCCCTCCGGACAGCCTGGTGATCAGGCAACTGCTCACGGTGAATTTTGCTGTCAACCTCAACGATCCGAACGCGCATGCGCTCGACCTTGAGCTTGAGCTTGGACATGGGCGCACCACCGTGCGCGAGGCCGTAGAGAAAGTGGAGAAACTGGAAACCCGTTTCCCAAACAATCCACGCCTGCTAGCGCTGCACGCCGACATCCTGGCGAACGTCGCCATCCAGTTCCACGCCTCCGGTAGCAAGGAATGGGGAGCAAGCGTGGAACAGGCGCGCGGGCTGTATCGCCGATCGATCGCAGCCAGCACGTTCAACCCCCGGGCCTTTTCCGGGCTCGGCGCCCTCTACGCCGCCGTACCGGAACTGAATCCGGTCGACGAGGGCATTGCCGCCCTTGATACGGCGGTCATTTACGAGAGGCGGCCCCAATTGTTCCGCGCCCTTGCCGACCTTTATTTGCGCAAGAAGGACTTACACGCAGCACTCTCAAGCATGCGCAACGCCGTCGCATTCAATACCCAGGAACAGCGCCCGTTCGATGTCCTGCTGCTGGAAAACCTCGAACTGCTGATGGACCTGACACAAGCGATCCCAACCGCGAGCGGCCTGAGTTTCAAGAGCGGCGCGACCTACACCGGCCCGCTGCGCGATGGGAAGCCCGAAGGCAGCGGCACCTGGCTGCGTCTGGATGGCTCGTCCTATGAAGGAGAATTCAAGGACGGTTTGCCATCGGGGCACGGTATGCTGAAGAGCGAGCGCGGCGACCTCTATGACGGCGCCTTTGCGAACGGCTATGCGTACGGAAAAGGAACCATGACTTTTTCACGGGGCAAGATGAAGTCATACGACGGTGAAGTCGTCAACGCCACCCCGAACGGTGCGGGTGTGCTGACCACGCGTGATGGCCGCGTGGCGGCGACGTTCCGGAACGGCGTAGCGGTCAATGGTGGCAACTCGCCCCCGGCCCGGCCTGCCATCAGCCAGACGCCCTAGCGGCCTCACCGGCCATCCGCGAAACGCGCTACCCCGCCAGGATCGCCGGCCGCCCTCCGGCCGCGCGTAACAGGCCCTTCCTTGTGTCCACCGCTGACACATCCACGGGAGGGACTACCCCAGTTTAGGGATTTCCCGATGGTTTTCTTTTTACGACCGGTCAAAAATGGTTTCGATCGTAAGTCCGTCGGTTAACTCAAACTCCTGACCATATCCCTGGCGGTAATCCGCTACTGCACGGGACAAGGCCGTGCAGCATGCCTTCATCAAAGGCGCGGTCAATCTGCGCGTCACCATCGCGGCCATCATCGCCATCGGGATCGATCGACATCACAAATTAAAAAAAATTCTTCAGGGGTGCACTCATGAACATAGCGAATTTCAAAGTAGGAACACGGATGGGCGTAGGCTTCGCCTGCGTATTGACATTGTTGCTTTTCATTGCGCTACTCGGCACGTATGGCATGTCGAAAGTGCAGGGACGGCTTGAGGAAATCGCCTTTACCAACAATACGGAAGCCAATCTGGCGACCGAGATGTTCATTCAAGTCAATGACCAGGTGATCGTGTTGCGCAATCTGATCCTGCTCACCGAACAAGAACAAATGGCGCCGGAAATGGAGCGCCTGAAAAAAGACCAGGCGACCTACGACGCTGCAGAAGCGAAACTGGGCAAGATGTTTGCGGACTCGCCGACGACGCAGCCACAAGAACGCGCACTGTTCGCGAAGATCAAGCAACTGAAGGAAGCAGCCGCTCCTCTCATTGCCAAGGGGGCCGAACTGGGCCTGGCCAACAAAAACGAGGAAGCCACCCAGCTTCAGTTGTTTGACTTCCGGCCAACCCAACGCGAGTGGCAAAACACCCTGAGGGAACTGGTCGACTTGGAAAACAAGATGAATGACGACGCTGCTGCGGATGCCCAAAAAGCCTATGGCGAAGCACGCTTTATGGTGTTTGCGCTGAGCGCGCTAGCCCTGGGCCTGGGCGCCCTGATCGCATGGTTCATCGCGCGCGGCATCACCGGCCCCATCCAGCAGGCGCTGACCGTGGCCCAAACCGTGGCCGCCGGCGACCTCACCAGCCATATTGAGGTGAAGGGCAAGGACGAGACCAGCCAACTGCTGCAAGCCTTGAAGGACATGAACGACAGCCTGGTCCGCACAGTCAGCGATGTGCGCAGCGGCGCCGAGGCGGTCGCCACCGCATCCGGCCAGATCGCGTCGGGCGCCCAGGATTTGTCCTCGCGCACCGAGGAACAGGCAAGCTCGCTGGAGGAAACCGCGTCGTCGATGGAAGAGTTGACCGCCACCGTCCGGCAAAATGCCGACAACGCGCGCCAGGCCAGCGGCCTGGCGGCATCGGCCTCGGACGTCGCCCTCAAAGGCGGCAGCGTCGTCTCGGAAGTGGTCAGCACCATGAGCGCGATTAACGCGTCGTCGCGAAAAATCGTCGATATCATCGGCGTGATCGATGGCATCG